TTACTGAATAGATTATATGAAAAGACTGAATCTAAAAATTTATATATTGGTGGTGGGTGTGCATACAATGGAACTGCAAACGGAAAGATAAAGTTCAACACACAATTCCAAAATGTTTGGATTCCACCAGCTCCATCAGATGCAGGTTCTGCTATCGGTTGTGCACTCGGTTGGTTTCATGCAACTTTTCCACATGAATCACGTAAAGAAAATACAACACCATTCTTAGGGCCAGAACAAACCGCTGAAGAAATAAATAAAGAGTTAGAGATGTGGGATTTTAAAGTTGACTATGAACTTATCGTTGATAATAAGTTAATACCTAAAGTTGCTCAACTAATATCCGAAGGTAATATTATCGGATGGGTAGATGGACGTTTAGAGTTTGGTGCAAGAGCATTAGGTAATCGTTCAATCTTAGCAGACCCAAGAGACCCACAAATGAAGAAGAGAGTCAATATGGTTGTAAAGAAGAGAGAAGGATTTAGACCTTTCGCTCCTATGGTTTGTGGTGACGAGAAACAAAACTACTTTACACCACCAATAGAAATTCCGTATATGAATCAGATTGTTGAAGTGAAGGATAGACATAGAAAAAACCTACCAGCTATCACACACGTAGATGGTAGTTCACGAGTACAGACACTCCATCAATCATTTAACAAAAGAATGTACAGACTTCTAAAAGAATATAAGGAAGTTACAGGATTTCCAATCTTGTTAAACACATCGTTCAATCTGAAAGACCAAACTATGGTTAGAGATACGAGAGAGGCACTACATACATTTATGAGTTGTGATATGGATTATTTAGTTGTTGGTAACTTTTTAGTATCAAAAAAGATATTTTAAATATGTATATAAAACCCATGGTCGTAGAATAAAGTGGCCAAGGTGAAATTAACCCAACCCCGTAAGGTTGGGTTTTTTTGTACTTTAATTTTACAATTACTTAACGTTTTAGTAACATTGGTATATTTATAATAAAGGAGGACTTTTATTATGAAATACCTAATTACATCCATCCTCCTTCTCTTTTTAACAATTCCTTCTTTCGGACAATCGAGAGTTTTAGAGCAGGTGGATGCAAATCAGTATATGTTCAGAGCCTATCACGAAGATGGTTCATTACATCAAAAAGGAATGTACATCGAAAATTCTAATGGTGAGTTATTAATGCACTCAGTTTGGAAAGATGATGTTGGAACAAAAGCATTATATGACAAAGGTAAATTAGTTTGGATAAAACCAAAGAATCAACCTCGTTATACTAAACAACAAATAGAGTATGAACAACTCAAATCTGAAATTAAAAGATTAAAAGCAATCGTAGCTCTAAGAGATTAACATCAAATTAGTTTAAACAAAACCTCACTTCGGTGGGGTTTTTTCATTTTACATATTTATTATAAGATAATGTATAAAAATTATGAGCACTAATTTCGAATTATTTCCTGGCAAAGATTTGAGTGGATTGTTTAAAGACATCTATGATAACCAGCAAAATAAGAAAAGTAGAATATCAGAACTGATTGCTGAAATGAAAAAGGTAATTAGACATTCTGGTGATATGGCAGTGATTGGGCCAATTATAAAAGACTTAGTTGATACTTCAGTAAGAAACGATGAATCACTAATCAAGATGGCAGCAATTGCACAAAGAATGATTGCATCTAAAGATAAAGTAGATGGTGATGTTGGATTCTTAACTGATAAGGAGAAAGAACAATTACTACAACAATTAGAAGATACGGTAAATGAAGTTGCCGATGAACAAGATGCTAAAGTTGACGAATTAACAAACGAAGTTGAAGAACTAAAACAGAAGGTAAAGAACAATGTTTAAGGCGAGTGCTAATAACGTACAAACAAGTAGACAAGGTAAAAATACAAAGAAACGTTCAGAAGCTGGTATTGTTATCGAAGTCATATTAGATGATAGTAACACATCATTACCAACCTTTGCAGGTATACGAGAAGATGCAACTGATATACATACAGGTAAAGTTGGTGGTGTAAAAGTTAGATTGTTATCACAGATAGAGGCTACTGATGATGATATCAAGATTGCATATCCACTTGATGATACAATCAAAACATTACCGCTACTTGGTGAAGAAGTTCAACTTACTACAATTGCAGGAAAAAAATACTACACAAGATTACAGACATCACAATTTGTAAATATCCAAAATGAAGGAACTGTAATTTACAAAGATGCATATGGTAACGGAGATTCACAAGGTAACTCTGGTAATTATTCTAAATCAAATTCTACGGGTATGTCATCACGTAACACCGATGGTGATTCAAAACAATATGGTGATTACTTCGAAGCTGATGAAAAAATTCATAGATTAAAATTATATGAAGGTGATACTTTGTTAGAATCAAGGTTTGGACAATCAATCAGATTTAGTGGATATAACAATGATGACAACACTTTCTCACCAACAGTAATCATAAGGAACAGAGAGTCAGACCCATCAAGAGAGGCACAAGGTGTTTACCAATCACAAAAAATAGGTGGACTTACTGAAGAAGATTTAAATAGAGATGGTTCTATCATAGCTATGGGTTCAAGGGATAAACAATTTGATTTTATTCCTGGTACAGTTGATGATAAAGGAACATCTGATTTTGAAACAATGCCAGATACATTCAAAGAGTACCCATCAGCTGATGAACTTAAGGGTGACCAAATCTTAATTAGTAGTGGTAGATTAATATTCTCATCAAAGACATCTGAGATGATTTTCTATTCGAGAGGAAATTATGGATTTATATCTGATGGTTATATGTCGATTGACAATAGAGGTGGTATTGATGCAACGGTAGGTGACAATATCAACTTTAACATGAACGATAATGATTTCTCAATCTTATCAGGACAAGGTAGAATTAATTTAGGTGATGGTGCAGAAGAACAAATGGTTCGTGGTAATGTATTGGTAGAAGTGTTAAGTGACTTACTTACAGAACTTGCAAGTGAGACTCACCCAACACCAGCAGGCCCTTCTGGTCCACCAGTTAATGCACCAAACTACAATGCTATAAAGAATAGATTGAGAGACATATTATCACCTAACAATTACACTAACTAATGTCCTTTCAAATATTCAAGTCAAATCTTACAAGAGTAATGGAGTCCGAACCTGCATCAATTGATGATTTTGCATCAGCAGTTGTTAGAGAATATGATAGTATGATAAAACGTGGCACGGACTTATTAAATGCAGTACCGATACAAAAAGGAAATACTGAAGCTATGAAATCTTTATTGGTAGCTATACTGAATAGTAATAGTGTAATTCAACAAGGTCAAATAGATATAGGAAAGTATGGGCCTGCATTTCAAGCCTATTGGACTGGTGCGATAGGAGCTTTGTTTCCACCACCAGCAATACCCGCACCTGGTACGATTCAGAATATTGCATCTAATACTCACGTAATAGCTAACCCTGGTTCATGGACATTAAAAATTCCAATGCCACCAACCTTATCTACAAAAACTTTTGTGGATATTTTAGCTTTAGCTGCACAAGTTCATTTAACAACTGTACAAGGGTTGATTGTAACAACGTCATTATATCCAACTGCACCAGCACCAACACCTGGACCTGGTGTTGTAAATTGGACAGGATACAATGTTCCTGGATAATCTTCCAAAAATAAAAGAATCAATATTTATATAAAGTAAACGGAATTAAATTATGGATACTAAAAAAATAATCAAATTAGTTAAGGTCTTAGTAGAAGCAGAAGTTGCTAAAAAGCAAGAACAGTTTCTAACAAAGACTTTTCCTAAAATATTAGAAGAAGAAGTAAACAAAAGAATGAAGACGGCAACTCCATCTAAAGTAGAAGAAGTTGACCCATTTTCTCTGGCTAATGCCGTTCTTGAAGAAGACAGAAAACAAGTTGAACCTCAAAAACAATTTTCAAAAAATCCTGTATTGAATGAAGCAATAGCTTCAGCGAGAGGGTTTGACCATATGGATAAAACAGTATCGTTTGGAACACAAGACGTTGCGATGGAAGGAGGTGTACCACCGAACCTGCAACAGTCAATGGCTGATAAACTTGGATATGGTAATATGGGAAGTACACCACAAAAACAAGGATTGGGTGTACAGACAGGATTACCTGCGTTAGATAGAGTATTAAACAGAGATAATAGTGCTTTAGTAAAAGCATTTGATAAAAAGAAAGGTCATTGGAGACCTGGAATGGATTAAGTAAATGGCTTACGAGTTATCAAAGAAGGTAGTAATTGATACGGAAGAGTTCAACGACTTTGCCGTAGGATTGAAACTGCCTCTTAAAAATGGTAACGGTGGGTTTTTTGAACAGAACTTTACAACGTTCGAACAGGCTAAAAGTAATTTAAGAAACTTACTTCTTACAAAGAAGGGTGAGAGAATTGCACAACCTGACTTCGGTAGTGGTTTACAAGATTTAATCTTTGAACCAATCGATGACGAATTTGAAACAAAGTTACAAGATACAATAACTGAATCAGTTGAGTATTGGTTACCTTACATCACCATCGAAGAAATAGATGTTGATATGAGAGATGAGTTTAAGGATACAAATAAGGTTAACGTTGAAATAAAATTTAGAGTAGGAGAGACACTTGAACTAAATTCAGTAACGTTCGTAGTAGGAGAATAATATGGCAATTAATAATACAGTAAATAACAACTTTAGAGATAAAGGTAAGTCAATCAAATATCTTGGAAAAGATTTTACTGCGTTTAGAGAAAATCTAATCGAGTTTGCCAAAACGTATTTTCCAAAAACTAATTCTGACTTTAATGAATCTTCACCTGGTATGATGTTTATAGAAATGGCATCATATGTTGGTGATGTTCTTTCTTACTATATAGATGATACATTGAAAGAGTCTTTAATGCCTTATGCAGAAGACAAAAGAAATGTATTAGCGTTAGCTAAGTATCTTGGATATAAAACAAAGGTAACATCTCCTTCAGTAACAGAATTATCAGTATACCAATTAGTACCTTCAAAATATAAAACAGGTACAGTCAATGATTATGAACCTGATTCAAGATTTTACTTGAGAGTAAAAGAAGGTATGAGAGCTCAATCAGATTCAGGTGTAACATTTGTTACTACTGAACTTTTGGATTTCAACGAAGCAGATAACAGAGAGATAACAGTATACTCAAGAACATCAGGAACAGATAACCCAGAATATTATTTGGTAAAGAAAAGAGTACCTGCTATATCTGCAGAACTTAAAGAGACTACAATATCATTTGGCCCATCCGAGGATTTTGCACAGATTAACTTACCCGATACTAATGTTGTTTCTGTATATGATGTAAGAGATTCTAACTCTAACAAATATTACGAAGTACCTTATCTTGGTCAAGAGTTGGTGTTTATTGATTATCCAAACACCGCAGCTAATGACCCAGACTTCTATCAGTTTAGAGAAGATGTACCATCTGTATTAAGAGCATTAAGAACATCAAGAAGATTTACAACAAACGTAAATGAAGATTTCACAACTACAATTCAGTTTGGTTCGGGTGATTCAAATGTAAATGATGAACTAATTATTCCAAACTTTAAGAATGTAGGATTGGGATTAACTTCAAGTCAAGATAGACTATCTGAATACTATGACCCAGCTAACTTCTTAAAAACAAAATCATATGGTCAATCACCAACTAATACAGATATTACAGTTAAGTACTATGTGGGTGGTGGTATTGAATCAAATGTTGGTAAAGGTACAATCAAACAAATCACCGCGGTTGAATACGAAGATGACACTGCATCACTAAGTGAATCAGAATTGTTATTAAGAAATACAGTTGTTAACTCAGTAGCGGTTGACAACGAGATTCCAGCAACTGGTGGTAGGGGTTCTGAAACAATTGACGAGATTAGAGAAAACTCATTAGCTTACTTCGGTGCACAGAACAGAGCGGTAACCGCTCAAGATTATCAAGTAAGAACACTTGCAATGCCATCCAAGTTTGGTTCTGTAACAAAAGCATTTGTAGTACAAGATGGTAAGTTAGATGCTAACTCACCAAGTGGTATCCTTGCATCACCTGAAAATACTGAAGAGTTTATTGGACTTGTTGAAAGAACTCAAGGACTATCAAGACAAGAGATTCAAGACCGAGTACAAGAGTTCTTAATTGGTAAGAAAACTAAAGCAGTGGATTCGTCTAACCCATTCTCAATTAACATTTATACACTTGGATACAATAGTAATAAAAATCTTACAAGTCTTAACTCAGCAGTAAAAGAAAACGTAAAGACATATTTGAATGAATATAAGATGGTAACTGACGGTCTAAACATCATAGATGGATTTGTCATAAACTTTGGAATCGATTTCGATATAACAATCCTAACAGGATATAACAGAAACGAAGTTCTGACAAACTGTATAAATGCATTAAAAACATATTTTGATATTGACAAATGGACTTTCAATGATACAATCAACACAAACGAAGTAGAGTTGATTTTAGCAAACGTTGAAGGTGTAGTATCAATACCAAACTTATACTTCTACAATAAATGTGGTGGTAACTATTCACCACGTTCATATAACTTTGTAGAAGCTACAAAGAATAAAATAATTTATCCATCGATTGACCCATCGATTTTTGAATTAAAGTTTCCAAACAAAGATATTAAAGGGAGAGTTGTATAATGTATTATTTCGTAACATCATCTAAGGATTCAACAATATACTTACAACAACCAACTCAAAACACAGGGTTGGATGAAGTTCTTGAGGTATCTAAAACTTACTATGGTTCTTTGAAAGATATTTCAAGAGCCTTAATTAAGTTTGAAACTACGGACTTTAGTTCTTCGGTATCAGATGGCCAAAGACCTCTTGATTTATTATACGAATCATCACAATCAGTACAGACATCATTATCACAATCATGGGATTCTGCTGAATCATCATCTACACACTTTTCAGCTTCTTATGTGGTAACGTCTGCATCAGTATCCGTATCTGAATCTGTGTATACTGATTATTCTGCATCTTTATCAGTATCAGAATCTAACTTCAATACGGATTCATCTTCATTGGCAACATTCGTAAGTGAATCAAACACTACAAATATAAATGTGTATGATAGTGTTTCTGGTTCGGTAGTAACTCTTGCATCACAATCATTAGCTACATCAGCAAGTTGGGATTCACAAAGTTTACACGAATCAAACTTATCGTCATCGTATAACTTAATATCTTCATCATTCTATATCCTAAGTGGTTCTTCAATCACTTCGAGTTTAGTTGATAGTGGATTACAAACAGAGTTTCTTGAAGTATCTGAATCATATGCAAGTGCAATATCACAGAGAATATTCTTCTCATCGTCATATGTAACACAATCTGCATCAGTATACAATCAAGAAAGTGAATTAGAAACATTAGAAAACCACATTGTATCATCAAGTGAATCTTCTTCATTTGCATCTTATAGATTAATACCAAGTGCATCAACCGCTTATACTTCATCAAATAACTTATATCTAAGTGCATCAAGTGTAACAACAGAAGCTTCACAATCTTGGGAAAGTGCATCAGCTGAACTTACTTCTGTATCACAATCTTGGGCAACAAACGTTTCACAATCATCATACTTCTCTATGTCTTTTGATAATTACTCATCATCATTAGACACGAGAAAGATTAATGGTGACTTTGTATTCCAATATGGTGCAAGTCTTTTATTACGTGAATGTGAATCATCTGAGATTCCATTAGACTATACAATCTATGCTTATCCTGTTTCACAATCTTGGGAGATGGGTATTGGTACACGATTCGATGATATTACAACTGATGGTGTAACTTGGAATTATAGAGCAAGTGGTTCTAAGTGGTTAATCGGTAGTATGAGTTTAGAATCAACTGGTTCTTACAACGGTAGAGGTGGAACTTGGTTTACAGGCTCATATGGTACTCAGTCTTTCTCATACGAAAGTTCTGACATAGCTATGGATGTTAAGACTACATTAGATACTTGGATTAGTGGTACATTACCAAACGAAGGATTTATCATTAAGCATTCATCTAATTTTGAAAACGATACTGTTGATTATGGTCAGTTAAAGTTCTTCTCAAAAGAAACACATACCATACATCAACCAAAAATAAGATTAGGATGGGATGATTCTGTATTCCAAACAGGTTCACTTTCATCTGTAACATTAACGGAAGACATTACTATCAATTGTAAGAGATTGAAAAAACAATATAAAGTAAATTCCACACCGACAATTGAAGTGTTTGCTAGAGAATTGTATCCTGCAAAAACATTCTCGAATACATTTGCTTATAATGATGCATCGTACTTACCTACATCATCATTCTACCAAGTGAGAGATTTAAACAGTAACGATATAATCATACCTTTTAGTGACTACTCTAAATTATCTTGTAACTCAAATGGAAATTACTTTAAAATCAACCTTACAAATTTTGAAGTAAACAGAGAATATAAAATCGAATTTAAAGTTGAGAGAAGTGGTTCTACTGAATACTTTGATGACGATTTAACATTTGAAGTAGTAAGATAATATGGCTTTAGAAAATAAAGAAAGAGCGAAAGAACTTCTTGAGAAGAGTAGTTCGGAAACTGTCAAGTATTACGAAGACGGTAAGAGACAGATACACCTTCAGATTGATAAGAAGGATGGAGAATCTGTTGCCTTTCTTGAAGTGCCTAAATACATACCAGAAGAAATCGAAAAAGCTCTTGACATCAATGTTGATGAGTTGGTTCGTAATAGAAAAGATTTACCTGAAGTTGTTCTTAAAAATTTATATGATGATAAGTTAGAAGAACTTAGAATTGCAAATCAAACAATTCAAGATTTAGAAATTCAAGTTGCTGATTTAGAATCTTTACTTGCTCAACGTACTGCTGAAAGAGATAATGAGATTGAACGAAGAATATCAGCAGAACTTGCGTTAGCAGAATTAGAAAACTTATACATAGCTTTATCAGACCAATTTGCACAAACAGTATTTGAATTACAAAAAGCAATCGAACGTTCTACTCAAGAAGCAATTGAAAGAGTATCACTCGAAGCTCGTTTCGAAGCAATCAAGGCTCAACTAAATGCATCCTTATTAGCAATTGAAGTTAGAGAAGAACAAGTTAGTGAGGAACAGTCTGCAAACTTAAGAGAACTTGTAGATGATAATGGAGCAGGAACTTTTGATACACATGAGAATATTGTCGGATGGTATATTGATAATGTAAAATCTGTTGATTTCTTAACAACCAAGGGAGTTTTCTCTTTCCATGATAGAAGAACAGGTAACCAAGGATGGGTAACTGGTGGTAACTTATACTGGATTAATGTAAGTGAAAATCCAATTACAGTTAAGATAGATTACACGTATAGTGGTTCTGGTGATATCGCTTCTGGCCCTAACCCATCTAAGTTTCCATTCCAACTCAAACAAGGTAATAGTAGGGTAGACCCTAAGAACAAAACATTTACAATACCAGCTGCAACTGGTGAAGTGGGCTCATTGCAACCAGGTGAACTTACATTAGTGTTTACTGGTGGAGGTGACCATACAAGTGGTGGAAGTGGAATATCAAATAAAAACTCAACTAAAACAGGTACAATGAAGTTTATAATGAGTGATTTAGGTAAAACATTTGAATTTGATTATTGGAATAGACAAGAAAGAAGAAGTAACGAATTTGGAGCTGGAACAGAACAATAATAATGGCAGTAAACGATTTTAAAAATACAGAAAGAAGAACGGCATTCAGAATCCTCGATAAAGATAGAGCGATTATTGAAAGAGGAATTGCGCTTTCTAATTTCGGTAGAGGTAAAGAAGATTTTATTGAATTTACTTTATATGATGCATCTGATAATCAACTACCACAAGGAGATAGTGGAGAACTCACAAGATACATTTCCATCAACCAATTAAATATCACCGAATACTTCTTGGTTAAAGATAATGGTGAAGATGGTGGTGTTGAATACTTTATAGATGTTGAGAAACTAATTAGAGAAGCTGGATATAACCAAGGTATCTTTAAGGTACAATATCAACTATTAAATAATAGAGTAGGTAGATATAATACAGAAAAACTTTATATTCACGAAATTGCTCCATCACGTACAGAGGTTCGTTTAGTACCAGTAACAAACAAGGATGGTATTGTTGATGAAGATTTATTTGAAAGATATCAAACATTTACATCAAAAGGAACGTTTAGAGATGATGTAATTTATTTTATAGATGACTTTTTAGATTCAATAAAATTTAGAGATGTAATTGAAAAATTTATTGGTAAGTTTGGTAAACAATATTTAGAACAAATTAAAAAAGAATTTGGTGTAACTGACTTCGATGGATTTATTTTAGATGTTACTAATAGAGTAAAAGAATCTGCAAGATATTATATAGATGGTAAATATTGGAATCCTAAAGACCAAGTTAACTATGGTAAACCAAGACCTGATTTCAATCCCGATAGTGACATTTTAGATTTAAATAAAATACTTTCTAATATCATACAAGTTACGTGTGATATTATTGACATACTACTACCAAAAAGAAATGCAGCCGATACTGAATTTGATTGGAGAGTGTTACCTTCAGAAGATGTTAAAGAATTTATAAAGGTAAGAAAAGAAGATACAACTTACGAACCAGACCCACCAAGAGGAAGTGGAGACCAAAATGCACCTGAGAGTAGTGGTAGTGGTGCAGGTTCAGGAAATAATCCACAACCATTTACAGAAGAAGAGGTGGAACAAGAAGAGGACGAAATCTTACAAGACGAAGAACCACCAACTCCATCAGCTCCGTTCTTGAAGGTATCACCAAAAGTGCCACCAAGTGTAACTTCAGGTGGTGGCCAAGTTACCTTTGATATTGATTCATCAGACCCTGTGAGTATATCGTTTACTACCTCAGATGGTAAAACTGGTTGGGTACGTCCAAGTCAAACTAATTTAAATTTAGGAAGAAACACCGTTACCGTAGATATTGGTAGAGCGTTAGCTAAGATGCCAGCTGGTGGTGGTGGTGGAACTGGTACATCAGATGGTCGTGGTGGCAACTACACAACTCCAAGAGGAGGTGGTGGCGGAAGTAGACCTTTACCTGAACAAGAAGAATTTAGATTACCAACAGAGTTCGAACAAATAAGGTAATAAGATATTTATATAAGAGATGGCAAGGAGAAGTGTAACATTTACGTTTAGAAATAGTGAGGGTCTTGAGAGAAAAAGAACCATCTATCAAGATGTGCCTGATTACGTCTCACCACCTCCACCTC